CCCTGATCGTTTTCGACGAACTGCCAGCTCTCACGATCCAACCACAACCCGATCTTTCCCTCCCACTCCCCGTTACGCTGTTTAGCGATGGCGAGCATCGCGTCTGCCTGCATCGACAGCGAGGCTTTCTCGTCGGAACTGAACGACTTTCCTCCGAGGCTTCCGCTCGGGTCGAACGCGCGTTCCTTGCGAACGTTGCGCCAAACGCTGATGACGTTATCGGCCTGGTCGGTGATGGCGGAAGAACCGCGCACGTTGAATTTTCCAGGCGCTTTCATCTCGTCGTCGTCGGTCGCGCCTTTTCGAGCATGCGCCACGAGATGGATATGCATTCCGGTATCGCGGGCAATGACGCATAAATCCCCGATGAATTGCTTCTGCGCCGTGAGGGCGCCGTTTCCATCCTCCGGCAGACCACAGGTCAGCAGCGAGTCAATGACAAAATGACGAATGCTTTTTTTGTCTGCACAAAACCGAATCACGGCCAGCAGTTTTTCCGGTGTAGTCTGTCCCAGATGGTCATAGACCCACAGGTGGTCCTTGACGTTTTCGAGGTAGCCGCGGGCGAATTCCGCGTCCAACGTGTCGTGGCCTGATGCCTGCCGGATGATCCGATACAACGTCCTGCGCGCTGGCATCTCGAAACTCGCGATGCAGACCTTCGATTGCTGGCTGACCAGCGACGCGCAGACCATCCCCAGCGCGTAGCTTTTGCCATGCCCGTTGTAGCCCGTCCAGACTGTGACCTCAGCCTGTCGGAACCGGAATCGCGGGTAGGTCGATTTCCAAGGCAGGCAATCCCCGGTCACGCGGTCCGGGCGATCAATCAACCGCTCGACATCCGCCGCGAACGCCATGCCAGAAACGACCTTATGCCCCGCGTCGGTGGCCTGGATGTACGCCGCGAAATCGATGTCGTCGGGCAGGAGGATGGCGCTCACAGGCAGGGCTCCAGCAGAGATACATCCCCCGATCTGGCTGACCAGTGGAGGCCGATGTCCCCATCCGCCGTGGCCCAATCGCGGACGCAGAGCGCCACGTAGGCCACGGGAATCGATTTCAACGCCTCGTACAGCCCGGCAACCCAGGGTGAATAACGGTCGGTAATGACAATCACGTTGAGTCCTACAAGCACGCGCAGATCGAGCCGGTCAACCGGCATGTCCGACGTCACACCCAACGTCGGGAGCGCCCAGGTCTCGCGCCATGCGAACCAGTCGGACGGTGCATCCGGATCGACTGCGATGAACACCATCGGCGGTTTCTTGCCCTTGAGCCGCATCCGCTCCAGCCATTGCGCGGTTACCGGCTTCAAAGCAGCCACCCCAACTCGGGGAAATACCGGGTACAGCCGTTCGGGGGCGGTAGCCAGCCAGGCGGTAGCTCCTCCCGATTGAGGTCGAGCGGGTAGGTGTAGGGCTCTTTTACGGCTCCAACCCGCCCTGGCGTTTCGTCCTCCCAGCCTTTTGCCCTGAGCCATGACGCGGGATACGGGACGTACTTCCCGGACTCCTTGCGCCAGTCATCGCAGTCCCGTGCGACCTCTACGGCTTCAAGGATGGTCTTCAGCAAATCGGCATTGGGCTTGAGCGCCTGCCACGCCTTTTCGGCATCGCCCTTGTTTTTTCGCTTGGGGTAGGCAAGCCAAAACTCAGCAAATCCTCTCAGCAAATCATCGCGCTTCGCTTGCGATGCGCAAGAGCTTTTGATGTTTACTTCTGTATCTGTATCTGTATCTGGGGGCGTTTCTGTAACGTTACATTCCCGTTTCTTCTTTTCTCGATGCCTCGAAACCCTTGCTGCGCCTGAGTCTGATACAAACTGTCTTTTGTCCCATGCTGTCGGTGAGTTATCAGCATCGATTAAGCATTTGCTGAGCAAAACTTGCTTTGTTGCTGCCCATTCTTCGTTACTTATCCGTAACTGAAACGTTACAGTTTCATCTTGTAACGTTTCATTGCCGTTACTGCAACGTAGGCATAACAGCATGATGAAACGTCGCTGATCCGTTTCATTCAGCATCTGCACTTTTGGGTCAGTGGCGAACTCTGCGTACAGTCTGAACCACGGGTTAGCCATTGCTGCCGCCCCCCAGTGCCTTCTTCCACGTCTCACAAAGCAGCACGATCTGACGTGATTTTGAAGCACGCTTTTTCAGTTGTTTGATCTGGTCGGCCTGGCGTTTCGCCAGCGCCCAGGCATTGCCTCTGCTGGGCTGTTCCGTTGTCATCATGCGGCTTTCCCTTCTGGACTCAGCCTCACAGGCGCGCTGTCCCGCTGCCACGCCTTCGTCATATGCCATCCCCGGCAGGCCGGACACCGATAGACGTACAGTGTGCGGGTCTTGGTTTCCGGATGTTCCAGGCACCGCAGCGCGAAGGCGCGAGCTGTGAGTTCGTCCGCGAGCCGATGTTTCCCGAGACACATGCGGTCCAATTCATCCTGGGTGTAGCCGTGGCTCTTGAGCGGTTTCATCGGCCCTATTCCGTCCCGGTTCTGGACACCGCTTCAAGGCGGGATTGCCGAACTCAATGCCCGCATTGCAGAACTCCAGGAAACCGCCCGGGCCGAAGACGAAGCGCGCAAGCGCCAGTATCTTCGGTGGAAGCCTCCTCCCGCACAGCCCTAAAAAAATCCCCGACCCGAAGGTCGGGGGAAGGTCCATGCAAGGGAGCAGAGGAAAGCATGTCAGGCGGCATGACTCGCGTCCTTCAACTGGTTGCTGAGAAATATGTGCGGGTAGTCCAACCTCACCTGCGCAGGAATGCCGCGCGTGATCCAGTTATGGACGCGCTGTGTCCCAATCGCCTTGTCGAACCCGAGCAGTTCTGCCACTCGGGCAGGTCCGCCAAGATCATGGATTAGTTCGCTGTCTGTTTTCATTCCCGCTCGCAGGCATCTTGTCCCAAGATTAAACCCCATGTTTAACCTACAGTCAAACGCTCCGTTTAACACAATTGCCTGTCATAGTTGGAAAATCGATGACATGCACGAATCAATGGAACGCCTCTATCTGGCAGCAAAAACTCTGCGTGGCGTGAGCGGACAATCAGCGGTGGCGCGTGCGCTCAACGCCTCCCCGCAAACGGTCAAGAACTGGGAGAAACGGGGCGTATCTACGCCTGGACTAATCGCGGCGGAATCGGCGTTCGGGTGTTCGCCGGTATGGGTAAAGTCCGGGGATGGATCGATGACGTCCTCCCAAGACGTTAGAACGGCCGCGCAATCGGACAACGAGCGCGAACGCTTCACGGCGTTTTACCTTGAACTATCTCCAGAGATTCGAGCCGCCTTCTTGTTCGATTTGGCCCTCGTAGCCATGAAGAAACCGCCTTCGGGCGGTTTTTTTTCGCCCAGCAAAAAAAAGTAAACATGGTGTTTGACTTGCAGTTAAACATCGTGTTTAATGGTGATGAGTAAGCACTGCGGCCGATTGGGTCCGTAGCTGTGGCCAAAGGGAGTCCGACCCATAAGACGGACAACGGGCAGCCCGCACCGCATCGCGGGATACAAGGTGAGAGAGCCTGACTACCGAGAGAGAACGGCGGCCCACTCAAGGCGAAAGCATGAGCGCTGTAGGGCGCCACTGGAAAGCGCGTAACCAGGGACATCCAGGAGTCATCATGTCGCCGTGCCCACGTCTTGCGAAGGCGTCCCAGCCCTTCGCCCCCCTCCCGCAATGCCGGGCTTTCGCCATCAGACTCACCCTGGCCGGCGAACACTTTGCCTACAGCGCCATGGCCGCGTCCTCCTGCGAAGCGGCCATGAATGCTATTGCACTCATCGCCGAAGACCCGGCCGCCGGCCAGGGGTTTGCGGTGTCTGTTTCTCCGCTCTGATGGTCAGCCCGTGCGCAAATTCATTTCCGATCTGCTCTATTACCGCAGCCTGGGTTATTCCCTGCGTACCGCTTGGCGTCTCGCCCGGGTGACGCTGTGAACGCCGCCTATGCCCTGCTCACCCAGGACGGCCGCCGCGAAATGGCCGACCGCGTGTGGGACGAATGGCTTTCGGATCGAGTAGCACAGTTGCTCGAAACGGACTACCGGCCGTTTGATGCCGACAATTTCCAGGAGGCGACCAGCGAAATCCAGGACTGGCGCCCCATCATCCAATTGATTTCCCGCGGCAACCATCAGGGCGCCGGCTTGGCCCTCGAAGCCCTGGTGAAAGAGTATTGGGAGCGCCTTGCCACCAGCAAGGCGGAAGTCGAATTGCTGCACGTCCGCGCCAGCGCGTGTGCCTACTGCGGCGGCGCGGGTTGCCAGCACTGTGATGAATGAAATCATGGAGGGAGGTTTGTGAAATGTGGATTTCCATCGTACTCGTTGTCGCCGTGGAAGCCGCTGTCATCGGCGTCGGCTATTTCCTCCTGGGATGCACTGACTACCAGGATAACGATTGAAATGGAGCGCGTGCGGAAATCCGCGCACGTCAATACCGACTTGGCCGCCCACTTTGTGATGGAGGAAATCCGGGCCATGGCAAATCAATTCTGGAGCGCGCAATGAACGCATGCGAACAATGGCTCGCCGAAAGGCGCAATGGACTCGGCGGAAGCGACATTGCGACGCTGTTCGGTATCAACCCCTACACGACCCGCTTGGAGTTGTACCTGCAGAAGCGCGGAGAGATCGAGCCGACGCCAGACAACAGCCGCACCAAGGCCGGCCGCGTCATGGAGCAGGTGATCGCCTCGATGGTCTCCGAGCGCGAGGGCGTGAAATTGCGCAAGGTGAATCGCACCCTTCGGCACCCGAAGCATGACTTCCTGATCGCCCACATCGACCGCGACTTCGTAGGCCAGCCGAAGGGGCTGGAAATCAAGAACGTCTCCCCTCGCATGGCCTACCTGTGGGGAAAGGACGGGCAGCCCGATGCCGTCGCCGAGTATTACGTCCCGCAGCCGCACCACTACATGCTCGTGCTCAATTACCCGGCGTTCGACGTAGCGGCCTACTTCGGAGGCGACGACCTGCGCATCTACCCGATGGAGCGCGACCGGGAAATGGACGAACTAATCATCCAGGAGGCGCACGACTTCTGGCACAAGAACGTCCTCGCCGGCGTGCCGCCAGAGCCGGAATTCGATCATCCGGCCACGCTGCCCATGTTCAAGCGCCTCTATCCAGGCACCAACGGCGCCACGGTCGAGGCAGACGAAATGCTGCTGCACTGGGCAAAGGTCGCCGAAGATGCCGCAAAGAAAGCTAGCGAATACGACACGGTCGCGGAGACCGCAAAGAACCATCTTCTCGCCTTCATGGGCGATGCGGCTGTGCTGAAGCTGGACGGCAACCGAGTATTCCGCCGGAAGCTGATCCAGAAGAAGCCCTACACCGTCGAAGCATCCAGCTACATAGACGCCCGTTTCGGAACCACAAAGGAGTAATTCCCCATGAATGAAGTCGCAGCAAACCCCTTCGCCGCGCTTCCCGCGCAAGCGCGGCAGACCGGCGGCGCCGTCGCCCAATCCGACCAGCAGCGTGCGGTTGCAGAGGTTCAGGCCGCGATGATGATCGCTCGCATGAACCCGCGCGACCAGATCGCCGCGATGGATCGCATCCTGAACGCTTGCGCACGTCCGACCCTGGCCGACTCGGCGATCTATACCTACTCCCGCGGTGGCGCCGACGTGTCCGGCCCGAGCATCCGCCTTGCCGAAGCAATGGCCCAGGCCTGGGGGAACATGCAGTTCGGCATCCGCGAACTGGATCAGCGCAACGGTGAAAGCACCGTGCAAGCATTCGCGTGGGACGTCGAGACCAACACCCGGCGCGAAGTCACCTTCCAGGTGCCGCACATTCGCTACACCAAGAGCGGAAGCAAGAAGCTCGAAGACCCGCGCGATGTTTATGAAATGGTGGCGAACCAGGGCGCCCGCCGCCTGCGCGCCTGCATCCTCGCAGTGATCCCCGGCGATGTCACCGAGGCCGCGGTCAATCAATGCGAGACCACGATGAAGACCAAGGCCGACACGTCGCCCGAGGCCATGCAGAAGATGCTCGCCGCCTTCGATCCGTTCGGCGTCACGAAGGAGCAGATCGAGAAGCGCATCCAGCGCCGTCTGGATGCCATTCAGCCGGCTCAAGTCGTGAGCCTGAAGAAGATTTACGCCAGCCTACGCGATGGCATGAGTTCTGTTGAGGATTGGTTCAGCGCAGGCACTGCCGGAGACTCTCCGCCAAAGGAACGCCCGGCATATCAAGACGCTGAACTGGAAAAGAGCCTTCCGGAGTGGCAGTCCGCCATCAACGCCGGCAAGATGACGCCAGACAAGATCATGACCAAGATCAGCAGCCGCTACCGATTGAGCCCTGAGCAGATCGCGCGGATCAGTGCACTGAAGAAAGAAGAGGCCGACGAAGGCGTCGCTGATTTCCTATCGGAAATGGAAGCCGAAGAGCAGGGAGCCCGCGATGATCACGCATGACCTCCAACAGGGGACGCCAGAGTG